GCGATGGGTGCAGGCACGATAGTTGTTGTGTCAATGTTGGTTTTGCATGCTGTTAAGGCTTTGTTGCGTGGTTTTTGGAGCTTTACAAAATCGCTCTTTGGTTGCAAATCAAGACGGAAGGTGCGTGAGCAAAGTAATAGGCCTTTAACAACTAAGGTGATCCGCGGCCCACGGGTTACTTTGCAGTCTACGGATAATCGTGTGGCAGAAAATGCTTACGCCAACACTTATAAGGTTAGTTTTACAACAGATCGTCAGAGTGACCATATATTAGGACAGATTATGTTTGTGTGTGACCGTTTGGCCGTGCAACCACAGCATTTTAGTGAGAGTGTTGTGCGAATGCTTGCTGATCATACTATTACTTTGGAGACGGTCATGCGGTTTCGGCACGTGCGTACGTCTTCTGAGTTGTCATGTTCGGTAGGCGCTTATTTAAAAATGCGCAGAGCTAGCTATGAAGATCGTGACGTTGAGTTTATTGAGTTTTCAGCGAGCATTCGGGCACATAGGAATATTATATCTAATTTTATTAGGGAAGGTGATTTGCGCTATGTTTCTGGAGCGCGCGTGCGTTTGGATGTTTGCGAGATCGACGACGGGCGCAAAATTACTACCAATCAGCGCCAGAAGGTTTTTGTTGTGCCTTCAGTGTATATTGGCAAAGATTTGAAGTTCGGCGGACGTAAGATGACGCGTTATTTTCAATATTCAGCAGCGACAGTTTCAGGAGATTGTGGTGGCGTTTTGTGTTTATTCGATCATTCCAGTTACAGTGGTAGAGCTATTATGGGCTTACATTGTGCTGGTTATGAGGGTGCTGGACATGAGGTTGGTTATGCCAACGTTATCACTCAAGAGAACATTCAGGCGGCTGTGGCTGATTTGGAAATTGTGTATGATAACTTCGAGGAAGATCTGAAGGATCGTGGTATTAGCTTTCAGAGTGGCAATGTGTTACCTTTTGATGAAGCAGGGTCGTTTTTGCCATTAGGCTATGTTGAGAAGCCCGTGAATTTGAGTCCTGTCACTTCTTATTATCCAGTTAAGGGATTATATGGGTTGTTGGGCGAGTATGATTGTGCGCCAGCGCCATTAGGACCGGTGTATCGTGATGGTGAGTTGAAGTATCCTATGCTTAATGCGGTAGCTCCGTATTCGACACCAGTTTACTATTATGAGCATAGTTGGATGGAGCAGGCAATGCATGTTGCTTTGCGTCCTTTGTTTGCGTTGACTAAGGAGTCTGGTAGGAGCATTTATACTTTTGAAGAGGCCGTTAAGGGCATTCCTCAGGAGAAATTTCGCAGCATTCCACGTGGTACATCGGCGGGGTATCCTTACATTTATGA